AAGGATATATGATACCCGACAGATTACTCAATACTAAGACTCGTAAACTTGGGCATATTTGTCTATGGGTAAAGAACCAAACCGGATTTGAAAACCTATGCTACTTACTCAGTTATGCAAATCTGGACGGTTTTTACTACCGTCCTCGATTCACATACAGCAAGCTATTAGAACACTGCGAAGGCCTGGTTATCTCTACTGCTTGCCTAATATCTTGGACAAACCTATTTAAAGATGGCATTAATTTCTTCTACGACCTGAAAGATAAAATTGGAGATGACTTGTACTGTGAAATAATGCCGCATCAGATAAAAAAGCAAATCATCTTTAATAAGAAAATGCGGAAACTTGCAAAAGAATCCGGTAGTAAGATAATCGTTACAAACGACTGCCACTACGTAGAACGAAGAGAGTGGCGCTCACAAGAAATACTACTTGCCATTCAACGGAAAGCAAAATGGACAGATAAAGATAGGTGGAAATTCAGCATTCGTGGTCTCTACCTTCGCTCTGCTGATGGCATGATAAGGATGCTAAGGAAAACACATTTCTTTAAAAAAGAATATCTGTACAATACGTTGGAAGTGGCGGAGAAGTGTGCCGAGTACACCATACCCAAAAGGGAAGTACAGTTGCCACGAGTCAAAGGTGTGGGATTGCAAGAAGCAAAATTTATGGAGTCAGTATGTGCTGATGGTTTCCAAGACAAATTCGGCCGCAGCTTATATGGTGACAGACTATACTATGAGCGTTTTCAAGAAGAGTTTAAGCTGATTAAAAAGAAAAAATTTGTTCGCTACTTTCTAATTGTCTGGGAATTAGTCAACTGGTGCCGACAGAGTAACATCCTATTGGGCCCAGGTAGGGGATCAGTCGGGGGATCACTTATCGCCTACCTTATGGGTATAACGTCTGTCGATCCAATTAAGTTCAATCTACTGTTTAGTAGGTTCATTAAAGAAGACAGGATTGACTACCCAGATATAGACATTGACTTTGAGCATACCAAACGTGAACTTGTACAGCGGCATCTGGAAACACTTTACGGAAAAGACAAAATTGCCAACGTGAGTAGTTTCAACAGAATGAAAGCCCGAGCCGCCGTGCAGGATGTAGCCCGAGTCTTTAATGTGCCAGCAGGGGAAGTCAATCGTTTTACGAAACTCATCGAAGACAATGATGATCATACCGGGATAGAACAAGCAATTAATGCATATCAAGAAGGGCAGGAATTCAAAAAGAACTACCCCAACGTAATCAGGCAAGCCAAAAAATTAGAGGGTCAGGTACGAGGCTACAGCCAACATGCCGCTGCTATCGTGTTATCACAAGACCCAATCGCCTCAGGTGGCCGTTGCAATCTTCTCAAAAGAAAAGACACTCTACTCGTTAACTGGGAAAAGGAAGACACCGAGTATGTGGGCCTTATGAAATTAGATGCCCTGGGTTTGAAGCTACTATCTATCTTGGCAGAAACAATCAAGCTGGTAAAAGAAAACCATGGAAAGAACATTGACTTGGATAAATTAAATTTAGAAGATAAGGACGTGCTAAAAGAAATCAGCACTGGCAACACTACCGGTCTGTTTCAGCTTGGCGCTTATGCCACCGCTAGCCTTATTAAAGACATGGGTGTAGAGAAGTTTATGGACATAAGTGATGCGGTAGCATTGGCCCGACCCGGACCAGCAAATAGTGGCATGACTGCTGACTACGTACAAAGAAAACGTCGCAGAAGCAGGTGGGAAAAACGACACAAGGTATACGAGAAGATAACCGCAGATACCTATGGGTTGCTGGTTTACCAAGAACAAGTCATGAGCGTAATACACGAGGTTGCGGGATTGCCCTATCATACTGCTGATAAAATACGAAAGATCATTGGCAAGAAGAGAGACCCTAAAGAATTTAAAGCCTACAAACAACGATTTATAAAGGGCTGCAAGAAGGAGCAGATATTTAATCGAGAAGAAGCCGAAGAGTTCTGGGAAGGTCTTCAAAAATGGGCTCACTATGGATTTAATAGAGCCCACTCAGTCGAGTATGCCATGCTTGGCTATTGGTGTGCGTGGTTAAAGAAGTACTACCCAACAGAGTTTATCTGTTCATCGTTAACTTATGGTGCTAAAGACAAGAAGTCACAACTTGTAGAGGAGGCCTATCGCCTGGGCCTAACTCTTGTTACACCCAAGGTTGAGTTAAGTGATCCGGTGAAGTGGGTCGCCAAAGGCACAAAGCTATACGTTCCGTTTATTGAAATAAGAGGTATTGGCCCTAAGAAGGCTCTTATCGCCGCCGTATCACCAAACAAAAAGAAAGGCATAACAAAGTGGTTTAATAAAAAACAAGACCCTAAAATGGCAGCCCACGATGGTGCCCTTGGTGAGTTACTCACAAGTATAAATGCCTACTCGCAAGACGAGCCGGCCCAACAAGATATTAACGTAAAAGAGCTGTTTGACTTTAGGGTAGTGACTAATCCACGTGATAATTACAGGAAATTATATGAACTCTACAATAACAAAATCAGACTTGATAGGTTGGATCCAGTCATCGAAGGTGACCGGAAGTCCCTGCGTTCCTTGGCCGAGCATGCTACAAAGAAAATTATCAGACGAAAGAAGTTCAAAGGATTTAAAAATATACTGTCATGCACAGCATGTAGTCTTTACGAAGAGTGCACAAGACCCGTACCGCCGTCTCCTGGGCAATATAACATAGCGATGATTGGGCAAGACCCAGGTTACGATGAAGATCAGCAAGGAAAAGGATTTGTGGGAAGATCGGGCGAGTTGATTTGGGCTTATCTGGATAAAAAAGGTTACGCCCGAAATATGTTCCACATAACAAACGTAAATAAATGTTACCCCAAACACTCGAGAAGGTCAAACAAGCAGCAGATAAAAACATGTACTCAGCTTTGGCTGAGTAAAGAGCTAAAGATGGTGCGCCCCATGGTCATACTGGCTTTTGGCGCCTCGGCGTTGTACTTCTTCACTGGGCGCACTGGTGGTATTACTGAACTCAGCGGAAAAGTACAATGGAACGAACAATATGGCGCCTGGATAGTGTGGTGTCTGCATCCAGCCGCTACACTTCATAACCCAGATAATAAACACTTATACACCAAAGGCATGAATAGCTTCTGCCAGTTGGTGCACTCCTTAGCACCCCAACTTAGGACACAGATGTGATATAATAAGGTTAAACATGGAAAAGGAACAAGAGGGTAGGTATCCCGTAAATGGTAGCGGTCTGCGCTGTAAACGCAGTGTCTTAGGACTCAGGAGGTTCGAATCCTCCCCTACCCACCAAAAGGAGAAATACATTGCCATTGACACATATAAGCAAACCAATAGAAAACACACTGCTAAGAATCGTTGCTGCCAGAGTAGTAGCTGACTTAGAAACACTTGATAATCAACTTGGAGCTATTGATTCAATTAATCATTCGTACAGAGAATTAAAGATAGCTGTTGTCATGAAAACTTTAAAAGAGTTACAGGAGGCTGGGGATGCTACTGACGCCTGAATACCAAGAGAGCGAGCAAGCCGAAAAACACATTACCGCCATTCTATTAAAGCAATGGCTTTATGACTCACATCTGTGGACACATATAACAGAAGGCCGTGCCAGACGCAAATGTAAATGGTGTGGGGCTGAGTCAACTATCAATCAAAAGGTTGCAGTTGGTGAGTTATTCTGTCCGAAGAATCCAATCGTTGAACAGATTTTCAACAACGTAGCTGCAGCTATAAGGAAAACAAAGGCATGATCGAAAAATTCCTAATTCAGTTTTTAACTTGAGTGATCCCTGTGCTCCTGGTTTGGGAGCTAATAAAATTCATAGCAAGGAGGCTCTCAAGTGACTTTTCATAAAGAAGCAGAAATAGATCGCTACAACTTGGATGAAGAACTCGTTCGGCAACCGCAAAGGTACTACGACTGGGCTTTAAAAGCGGCCAGGGCAGCTGAAGAGAGAGATCAAGCCAAACATACGCTGGAGGTAGTCAGAGCTGATGTGGAAAAACGCATCAGGAAGAATCCAGAAAGATACGGTATAAGCGATCCTAAAGAGTCGGCGATAAAACTCGAGATTCCAAGGCATCCCAAAGTTAAACGCTACACTCGTAAATATATACAGGCAGTCTACAATGAAAAGATTCTTAACGAGGCGCGAGCATCTTTTGCCCAACGTAAAAGTATGCTACAGGCATTAACACAGTTAAACGTACAACTGCACTTCGCTGAAGTGCCTGTCGGTAGGGAACACAAAGAGCCTTTCTATCAGCGTGAAAAGAAGAAAGCTCAGCTTGGTTTAAAACAACGAAAAAAGATAAGGAGACGAAAGAAATGACCGAAGAGAGTAAAGAAGCGAAGAGGAACTTTTTAGAGGCATTTAAACAGGTAGAAGAACAGGACGGGCATCCCTACCTTATATCAATAGAGGAACAGTTTAAAAATTGGTATAAAAGAGTAAAGCCTGGAAACATACCACCGGCAGAAAGCATTTTAGCTGAGACGTCTGCCCGTAATGCTTACTACTCAGGGGCAGCAGAAATGGGGTTCATACTCACTGCTCTGGCAGAAGAAGGTAGACTTGGCAGCGGAAAAGTTGTAGATGCTCTCTTTGAAGAGATAAAAGTTTACTTTGAATCAGCAATCGAAGGAAACATCCAAGTCAAATAAAATGAGTATTATCAAATACATAGAAGTAGCAGTAGCATATACATTCGCATTTGTGGTGTTGTTAGTATCTATGTATGTGTTACTAAGAGTCTGTACAAAAGCAATCGCAAACAGTTGGTATGAAGTCAAATTTAAAAAGGATGAGGAGGTACAACATGGTAGTGAAGCGCAGAAAAACAACAACGAAACGAACAAAAAAGACGAGTACAAGTCTGTCCAGCAGCAGGAAACGAAGAAGAGTATTGGGGGATGGTCTAAGCAAAAGGATTAAGATTGGAAAGGAAAGAGCCAAAGGCCTGGGGAAGAATGTCATAAAAGACAATGTAGATGTTAACCTGTGGCGCCCGAGAGAGGGCAGTCATATTATAGACATCATCCCGTATCCGGCTGGGAAAAATGAATATACCGTCGATCCAGGCGAGGACAACTACACCTACGAGTACTACGTCCATCGTAATGTTGGCCCTGGGGAAAACTGGTTCTTGTGTCCAGCGGCTACATACAATGATCGTTGCCCGATTTGTGAGCATCGTGAAAAGCTACGTGAAAAGGGTGCCAGTAAGAAAGTCTTCGTTCCGCTGTTCCCAAAACGTCGCAATCTCTACAATATCCTTAGTTATGATCGCGGTGAGGAACGCAAAGGAGTACAGGTATGGGACGTGCCATGGTTTTACTTCGAAAAACACCTTATGGCTATTGCCAGCAAGCCTGACCGCCGAGGACGAGAACGAGAGATAAACTTTGCCCATTCTGTTGACGGTAAGTCCATAACATTTACCATTGAACCGCCCAAGAGTAAAGACGACTACCAGTCATACGTTGGGCATGCCTTTGACGACCGTGACTACAAGATCAAAAATAAAACTCTTGACGAAGCCCAGATCCTTGATGAGATTGTATTAATCCCAACTTATAAGGAAATAAAAGAGGCGTACTGGAAAGGTGGTGGGCCTTCTGAAAGAGAAGAAGACAACGAACAAAAGGATGAAGAGTTCGAAGAACTAATTGGTGAGCTCGACGAGTTAGAAGAAATGGATGACT